CAGAGAAACGCTTAGCGGCGAGAAGGACTGTGTGTTTTGTCAGCACCGAAGAGCTAATTGACTGTAGTGAGAGATTCGAATCTCAAGAGTGGTAGAACGTGTACCTCTACAAGAGCCTCCAGACAGAATTAAATAAAAGTTGAAACGCGAGTACAAGATCGAGCTTAAGGCTCCACTAGCATAACTTTTTACCCCTATGAAGTAAGTCACATAGGGGTTTTTTTTTAACAAAATTTTAACATAATTTTAACATTTAAAATTTTAATAATAAACAAATGTTAGTTAAATTTATAATATAATTAAAAACAAAAACAACAAACGATGAAATTTACGAAAAACGAACTTGAATATATGTACAAAACAATCGGTGATAACTGTTCGCCATTGTATGACATGGGAACTAAAAAACATGACTTAACAAAGTCAA